ATATTACGTAGGTGAAGTAAAAAATATACCTATTAACGAACTTGCTAAGCAGTTTCCTCATTTATCACAAGAAGACTTAGAAGATATAATAAACAATAAAAGTTACCAACAAGCTAATTATCATAATAACGCTTATAACTCTAAAGAACAAGATAAAAACAAAGTTCAGGTTTTATATTTTAATTATAAAACTTACATGAACGAAGTTTATAAAGTAAAAGAAACTGGTACTGGTGCTGAAAAAATATTAGCAAAAGACGATACATTTAACCCACCAGAAAACTCAGGCAATTTTGGCAAACTACATAGATCAATAGAGTGTTTGTATGATGGTGCTATTATTTTAGGTACAGACAAGTTGCTTAAGTGGGAAATGGCTAAAAACATGATGAGGCCAAAAAGTGATTTTACTAAAGTAAAAATGAACTATAGTATTGTTGCTCCACGTATGTACAAAGGCCGTATAGAATCTTTAGTACAACGTATAACTGGTTTTGCTGATATGATACAGCTTACACATTTAAAACTACAACAAGTATTATCACGTATGGTACCAGACGGTGTATACTTAGATGCTGATGGTTTAGCTGAAATAGATTTAGGTAACGGAACAAACTATAATCCACAAGAAGCTTTAAATATGTTTTTCCAAACAGGTAGTGTTATTGGGCGAAGTTTCACTTCTGAAGGTGATATGAACCCTGGTAAAGTACCTATACAAGAAATACAGTCTAGTAATGGTGGCGCTAAAATGCAAAGTTTAATTGGTACTTATAATTATTACTTGCAAATGATTAGAGATACTACTGGTCTTAACGAAGCTAGAGATGGTAGTATGCCAGATAAAAACGCTTTAGTAGGTGTACAAAAATTAGCAGCTGCAAATAGTAACACAGCAACAAGACACATACTGCAAGCTGGTTTATTTTTAACGGCTAATACAGCTGAGTGTTTATCTCTTAGAATATCTGATATATTAGAGTATTCGCCAACTGCGGACGCATTTATACAAGCGATAGGTGCTCACAACGTGGCTACGCTTGAAGAAATGTCTGAACTACACTTGTATGACTTTGGTATATTTATAGAGTTAATGCCTGATGAAGAAGAAAAAGCAATGCTTGAAAACAATATTCAAATGGCTCTTCAACAACAATTAATAGAACTTACAGACGCTATTGATCTTAGAGAAATTAAAAACGTAAAACTGGCTAATCAGTTATTAAAAATACGTAGACAGCAAAAGCTAGAAAAAGATCAAGCTATAGCGCAGCAAAACATACAAGCACAAGCGCAAGCTAACATGCAAACACAGCAAGCATCAGCTCAACTTGAAGTTCAAAAAGAACAAGCTAAAGCTCAAGCAGAAGCGCAACTTGAACAAATGAAAGCGCAGATAGAAGCTCAAAAGATGCAACAAGAAGTTCAGCATAAAAAAGAGCTAATGGAATTAGAGTTTATGATGAATATGCAGCTTAAAAACATAGAAGTTGAAGCTCAAAAAGGAAAAGAAAAAGAAAAAGAAGATCGTAAAGACGAAAGAACTAGAATACAGGCTACACAACAAAGTGAGCTTATAGATCAAAGAAAAAGTGAAAAACCACCTAAAAACTTTGAGTCCGCAGGTAATGATATATTAGGAGGCGGATTTGATTTAGGTGCATTTGATCCTAGATAACAATTATTAATTATTATTATATTATATTATGGCAAAAAAGAAAAAAGAAGAAGTAGTCGAAAAGGCTGCCGAAGACAACGTTGTAAAAGTTGATCTTAGTAAAAAAGAAACAAAAGAAGATGACAACGTTATCAAAGTAGATTTAACTAAAAAACCAGAAACAGATGCCGTTCCAGAGCAAAGCACAGATGAGGTTCCTGTACGCGACGAATCCGAAACTAGCGAAGAAGTACTCGAAGAAAACGTCGAAACAACAGATGAAAAACCTACCGGAGAAGAAGTCTCCGACGCAGTTCAAGATGAAACACCCACTCTTGAAGAAGTAACTGAAGAAGAAGTTGAAGAACAAGTAGAAGAGCTACAAGAAGAGGTTCAAGAAGCTATAGAAGAAGCTCAAGAAACTGGCAAAGCAATACCTGAAAATTTACAAAAAGTTGTAGATTTTATGGAAGAAACTGGTGGTACACTAGAAGATTACGTGCGTCTTAACCAAGATTATTCTAGTTATGACGACATGACAGTGTTAAGAGAATACTATAAACAAACAAAATCTCACTTAACAGACGATGAAATTAGTTTTTTAATAGAAGATTCATTTTCATATGATGAAGAAGAAGACGAAGAAAGAGAGATTAAAAAGAAAAAGATAGCGTTAAAAGAGCAAGTTGCCAACGCTAAAAGCCACTTAGACGGGCAAAAGTCTAAATACTATGAAGAGGTCAAAGCTGGAAGCAGACTCACTAGTGAGCAGCAAAAGGCAGTTAACTTCTTTAATAGATACAACAAAGAAAGCGAAGAGAATAAAAAAATAGCGGACAAACAAACTAATACTTTTAAATTAAAAACTCAACAGGTTTTTAACGATAAATTCAAAGGTTTTGAATATAACGTCGGTGATAAAAAATATCGGTTTAACGTGAAGAACGCTGGTGAGATAAAGGAAACTCAAAGCGACATTAATAATTTTGTCAAGAAGTTCTTGAATGAAAATAATGAAATGTCAGACGCTAAAGGTTATCATAAATCTCTATACACAGCAATGAATCCCGACGCTATTGCTAAGCACTTTTACGAGCAAGGTAAAGCTGATGCTATGAAAGAAAGTGTTGCTAAGGCTAAAAACGTAAGTATGGATCCAAGGCAAGCATTTTCAAATGATAACACAAGCGGCCCTAAAGTTAGAGTGCTTGACAATGATACTTCTCCAACTTTTAAGTTTAAAATTAAAAATAAATAAATAACTAATTTAAAATTAAAAAATTATGGCAATTACAGGAGGAAATAGTTTGAATAGTGTACCTGCTTCAATGCAGCAAACACTTTCTTCAAATTATATTGATTTTACAAGCACAGCTACTTCTGGCTGGGCACAACAATACCTGCCAGACTTGATGGAAAAAGAAGCTGAGGTTTTCGGACCTAGAACTATTTCTGGTTTTCTATCACAAGTTGGTGCGGAAGAGGCTATGACATCTGATCAAGTTGTATGGTCTGAGCAAGGTAGATTACACTTATCTTACAAAGGTAAGACTGCATCTACTACAACTGTTTTATTACAAGGTGACATTGACGAAGCTAAGTATCATGCTTCTGGTATTTCAACTGCTACAGGTGGTGGTCACGGTGTTAGAGTTAACGATACAATTATTATAGCAAACTCTGTTGAGGTAGTTAAAGCTTTAGTTGTAAGTATTTCTACTGACACACTTACTATTGCGCCTTATGGAGCAACTACTATTACTCACGGTACTGGTACTAACGCAGACAAAGACTGTAGAATATTAGTTTATGGTTCTGAGTTTGGTAAAGGTAAAACTTATGGAAATGCAACTGCTGGCGCTGCTGATTCAAGAGGTGCTAACGAGCCTACTTTCCAGAGCTTTACAAACAAGCCAATTATCATGAAAGATTACTACGAAGTTTCAGGATCTGATGCTTCTAGAATTGGTTGGGTTGAAGTGTCTGCTGAAAACGGACAATCAGGTTACCTATGGTACTTAAAAGCTGAAGCTGATACTAGATCAAGATTTACTGACTACATTGAAATGGCAATGTTAGAAGGTGTTGACGGTTTAGATGCTACTGCTGCTACTAATGCCGATGTTGAGGTTAACGGCAACGGAGAAGCTTTTGGTACTCAAGGTTTATTTGATGCTATTACAAAAAGAGGTAACGTAACTACTGGTGTAACTGGTGTTAACGCTTCTACTGATTTAGCTGAGTTTGATGCAATACTTGCCGAGTTTGATAAGCAAGGTGCTATTGAAGAGTACATGATGTTTGTTAACAGATCAACTAGCTTAGCTATTGATGATATGTTAGCTTCAATGAACTCTTACGGGGCTGGTGGTACTTCTTACGGAGTATTCAATAACTCTGAAGATATGGCGCTTAATTTAGGTTTCACTGGTTTCAGAAGAGGTTCTTATGACTTCTACAAGTCTGACTTCAGATACTTAAATGACTTAGCTACAAGAGGAAGTATAAACTCTATTAACTCTACTGAGGCTATTAGAGGAGTTATGATTCCTGCCGGTACTTCTTCAGTTTATGACCAAACTGTTGGGCAAAGCATGAAGAGACCTTTCTTACACGTTAGATATAGAGCTTCACAAACTGACGACCGAAGAATGAAAACTTGGGTTACTGGTTCTGTTGGCGCTGCTACATCTGCTTTAGATGCGATGCAATTACACTTCTTAACTGAAAGATGTTTAATTACTCAAGGTGCTAACAACTTCATGTTAATGAAATAAGCACTTATTATTTTAAGGATCGAGGCTTCGGCCTCGACCCTTTCTTTTTATTAATTTTATTATATATTATATTATGGCAAAAAAACAAAAAACACAAGAGGTAGAGGTACC